ATTAAACAAAGGTTTAGGTGCTCGTGAGTACCTTACGATTAGAGAAGGCAAGATTGCCAAGTATTTAGGTGACAAGAAGTATGAACTTTATGATTCTGTAGAAGGTCACATTGTTGGAATGAGCACTCGTGATACACAGTACGGACCTGTATTGTGTATTGACTTGAAAGACGATGTAGTTTACCAATTGCAAATTCGTATCAAAGGAGAAGACCAACCAGGTCAATTGGCCAAGCAAACTTCTTATTTCATTGCTTTTGCACATTGTTCTCCAAACATCGATCCATCGAAGAGAGTTGAGTTTATTCCGTCTTTAAAAGAAATCGATGGTAAAAAGCGTTCTGCTTTATTCATCAGACAAGACGGAGAAATTGTTAAGTGGGCATTTAAGAAAGGTGAAGGCATGCCTGATCCCGAAGAAGTGTTCAACAAAAAAGGCGAATTGGTTTCTATCGATTGGAGCGAAGTTGAAACTTTCCGTATGGATAAAGTCAATGAGTTCCACGCTCATGTAAAAGAAATTGCACACGCTAATTCTTTGATGGCACAAGAATCTCCAGATTGGCAAAAAGCACTACCCCCAATTGAGGAATCAGAACCTCAGATGTCCAACCTAGAAGATGACGATCTACCATTCTAATGGCAAGAGGAGTCAGTAATTCAGATTTGGCTGCAAAAATCGGTAAGAGAGTTGAACCTGTCCATATGAAACACTATGGGCAGGAACAACTGTCGATTATCAGGCAGTCAAGCCTTAAAGCTGCGGTGCAGTTAAGTGAGGCAATTCTTCCAAGATTGGATATTCAATTCAGCGTTAATGATGTAAGAGAGTTTACTCTTGAGACTGCTGAGATTTTTGAAAAATGGGTAACACGCAATGAAACTGGAGATAGTTCAGATAAGTAAAGACGAACAATACCAAGAGTGGTTAAATTTTCGTGAAAGAGGCTTAGGTGCTTCTGAGATTGGAACTTTGATGGGGGTTAACTCCTGGAAGTCTCCGGCTGAACTATACTACCAAAAAATTGGTATTATCCCCCAAAAATCCGAAGAGAATATGCCAATGTTTATGGGTACTATCCTTGAACAGACGGTGGCAGATATCTTTGAACATTGGGAGATTGATGAAGCTACGATGATTAAGAACTTCCGAGAGGATAAAAAAGTTCGTCATTTGTATGAGCCTAGTGGGTATATTATCAACCCATCGTTCCCTCACTTGTTTTTTTCTCCAGACCGATTGATTGTAAGTAAGGACATTCGTGTTCGTAACAGCACAATTAATCTGGAAAACGTAGATGCCATTGCCGAGATTAAGACCATCAGCGGTTGGAGTAGTAAACAATGGGATGGTGGTATTCCTCCGTCTTATTACTTACAGCTTCAGACTTATATGATGGGCCTTGGAGTCCCAAGGGGTTACTTGGTTGTATTGGAAGATGGTAGAAATTTCAAGGTACACGAGTATGAGGCCGATGAGGAAATCATCAGTTCGATTATTTCAATTACCGAGGACTTTTGGAAAAGAGTTTTATTGGGCCGTCAAGCAGTAGAAAGAGGAGAAGACTATGACCAATTTGCTCCACCGCCAGACGGAACAGAAGCATACTCTGAATACTTGAACGAGAGATTCGCCAATCCCGAAGATAAGACTATTGTATCTACACCGGACATTGATGATCACATCCGTTATTATTTAGAACTCAATGGGAAAATAACCAATTTGGAAGAGGAGAAGAGAGAACAAGCCAATTTCATTAAAACTTATATGGGTAATTACTCTATGATAAATAGTGATGTGGCTAAAGTGACTTGGAGACCCAATAAGAATGGTTCAAGAGTTTTCAGAGTAAGTTAATGAAAGGCGATATCCAATGGTACAAAGATATGTGGTCGACAAGACAGAACCATCAATGCGAAGAATGTGGTATGCGACTGTTACACTTCAGTCCGATGTTCATATCACATATCATTACCAAAGGGAGTTATCCGAGTTTGAGACAACATCCCGAAAATTGGATGCTTTATTGTATGCCTTGTCATCAGAAATGGGAATTTGGGAAGAGGAAAGATATGAAGACTTACAACAAAGCGATGGAGATTGCTGAACGATTAAAAAGAGAATATCATGAATCACGGTAGTTTATTTAGTGGAATAGGAGGATTTGATCTCGCAGCGGAATGGATGGGTTGGACCAATAAGTTCCATTGCGACATCAATCCTTTTAGTAGAAAATTATGTAGTTTTTATTGGCCTGAGGCCCAAAGTTATGACAATATCAAAACAACTGACTTTACAATTTGGAGAGGAAAAATCGATGTCCTTTCGGGGGGCTGGCCTTGTCAACCCTTCAGCACAGCTGGAAAAAGGATGGGAAAAGAAGATGAACGCCATCTTTGGCCAGA